GACAGAGCCGCCAGCAGCTTCACCAGTAACAGGGGAGGCACCACGCGCAGCCAGCACACCAAGTGCCAGGATCTGCTTGTCATGGGTGTAGGCCAGAGCGTTACCAATTTCTTGGGCGTAAGGACCGCGCACATCGTAGTGGTTCTTGGCCTCATCGATGTTGCTCAGGAAGAGCGAAGAGATCAGCAAGTCATCAATAGTGATAACTTGCTCGTTCGCTGGCAGGGTGAGACCCGTGATCTCAGTACCAGGGGTGTGGTACGAAGCAGTGGTTTTACCCAGGATAGGGAACTGCGCCGATTTGCCGTTGGCAATGTTGCGGGTAACAACACGGCCTTCGGTAACGGTGCCTTCCGCGAAGGCGGTCATTACCTCACCAGAGAAAACCTTTAGGAAAAGCGCGTCTTGAGCGCCAGCGTTGTTGGCTTGACCAACAAAATTTACGGAAGCATTAGCCATTTGAAATACCTATGTGATTGAGAAAAAGAAAGTTGTTGAGCAACTCTTCAGGTCTCGATCCACATCACAAGGTTGTCCCCGCAGGGGCCACGCTAGTGCGATCAATCTTTGATGAATTAGCAGCACCACCGCGTAAGAACGCAGTGCGGTTAACTCTTCATCTCCAATAGGTAAAACAAGTGCCCCTTACGGGGGCAAGTCGGTGTGTGGCAAGGATTGCAAACCACACACGGGATACATCTCAGTGCAATCAAAGTCTGGGATGACGCTCCAGCAACGAGAAAGGATCACCTCCTTCCGAGTTAAGAAGACACGCCCTTAATCTTCTCGACAGTACGGTAGGCACCAAGGCCCAACATGCCCATCAAGATAGGCATCATTTCTGTGACATCTGCTGGGGAGAGAGTGATGCTGTGTCCGAAGAATTCAGCAACTACTTTCACAACTCCCAGCAGAAGCCAGTTCCACGCACACGCAACTCCACAGACCCAGCCAATAAAAGGACGCCAGCCAGATACCAGCAGGCTGGAACTCTTGGCTTCCTCTTGATTGATTTGCATCTGTCCAGCCATTTGCGCCAGATCTCCCGACTGTTGAAGTTTGAATAATTCAAATTTGGCAGCAGCCGCTTGGGCAGGATCAGGCCAGATGCGATCAATGACTTTGCCGCCGATATCCAGAAGGACACTGACGGGATCTTTAAAGGTGATATCCATTTACATGATGTTGGAGCGACCCAACTTCTGCTGAACAGCACTGCGATATGCGTGATCAGTCTTGTATCGTTTGTCTGACATGGCAACCTTCATTTGAGCCAGAGACTCAAAGACATCAGCCACTGCACCGTTCACTCGGCCACCCTGAAGGGCAGGCTCAGAACCGACAGCAGCCTTGAAGGATGCACCGAGGCCAGCTACGGCCAGCTTTGCTTGATCTTTGTTGCCAGAGCCAACGGCGGTGTTGTATGCAGCGATCTGGGCATCAGTCATGTTGACCTTGGCCCACTCAACCATCTCACCGTACTTGTCGGCACCGCCTGGGGCTGCTGACATGACTTCAGTTTGGAACGCCGCTTGGAGTGCCTGCTGGCCTGCAACGTACTGATCCACTGCCGCCTTGTCAAAGCCCACTGCTGCCAGCTTGGTGTAGCTGGCTTCAGACAAGGTGCCAGAAGTTGCGAACTCTGTATTGAGTTCACTCATGTTGAGGCCAGCCTTGACCACTACTGCATTGGCATCAGCTGGTGTTGCATCCACAGGGATTGCAGCGGTGGGAACCACTGGAGTCTCTGTGGGCTGTGCGCCACCCTGCTTGGCTTCCAATGCGGCATAGCTTGCTGCCATGTCTTCAGGTGTCTTGAACTTGGCAGGAAGCCAGTCAGGACGCCCAGAGTTCTCAGCAGCCTTAGCATCGACCAGTGCAATCATTGCCTCATCGTGACCAACAGGGGCCACAGGATCTGGAGTTACGAGGGTGACTCGTTCAAGTGCGTCACTCATAGGTACTCCACCACCAGACCAGTAGCATTAACAACATACTTCGTTGCTTTTGGGTTGATGGTGAATCGAATCTTCTCAGCACCCACTCCGCGATATTCCACGATTGGAGAGGGTTCAGGCGTAGTTATAGCCTTGGGTTCAGCCTGCGGGAGGTCCTTCGGGACCGGCTGCGGCTTGGGGTTGGTTGCCATTGTTTGCAATTCCTTGTTTAGCCATCTGACCCATAGCGCCAATTGCAGGGCCTAAGCCTTGCTGCGCCATCTGCATCATCTGAGCCTGTTGTTGTTCTTGTTGGACCTGTTCATCAGTCTTGATGAGGCCCTCTGTATCGATCCCAAGAGCAGTTGCTCGGCGTGTCATGTAGTCACTCCAGTTCACACGGGAGGTGGCTTCGGGGACCTGCATGATTGCTGACATAAATGTGTCAAGCTTTGTCAGATCATTCCCTCGACCAAGGGCTTCAAGGCCAGTGACGATGACGGGTTGAACAATGCCTTTGGGAAGCGTTGGAAGTTCTTTGGCCCTCTGCATGCGGAACATCAGCCGCACCACAAGGGGCAGCTGGAACTCCTGAGAGAGGATTGAGTAGACGCCGCCCAAACCAGACTCAAGTTCTTGGGCCATGAAGCGGATCTCTTCGGCTGTCACACGTTCACCCGAGCGTTGCACGGAAGAGTTCAGCATGAAGGCAAAGGACAGGCGCTCTTCGATCTTTGCGGCAGCCTCAAGGGCCACACGAAAGTCGTTGTACTTTTGAAGTTGGAGAACGCCTACGTCCTGTGGTGTGCCTTCGCAGAAGCCGCCACTCTCTGTGGTTGCAAGGTCTGACATCGAGGTGGTCCCATTAGGATTCACCAGAAACAGAATCTTTGCAGCAGCAGCGGCACCCTCAACGATGGCCTGTTGGAGACCCTCAAGCGACTTCAAGTCACCGAGGTACTCTTCAACGTAACCACGCCCGTAGCTCTCGCCATCAATCTTTGCCATTCGGATGGGAATCCAAGGAGACTTGTCGGCGGGGTACTCACCAATGGATGAAGGGATTTTCATGCCCTTGACTTCTTGGTAAACCTCCCACTTGCTGTCATCCCAGCACACATGGGTGAAGAGATCTACGTTGGCTTCACGGCCAGAAAGATCTTCAGCCTTATCGGCTTTGGTGTCCTGTTTGCTCTCATCTTCCTTGCCCTCGATCTTGTCACCGAGGAGTCCACGGACCTCATCAGAAAGAACAGCCTTAGCGACTGTCTCTTTCACAACGATGTCCAGGACCTGACCCATGGGATCTCGCTGGATCACAAAGTTGTGCAAGTGGAATACGCGCATGCCTCCCTTTTGGGGGAGGTATAGCAGTGCATTACCAGCAACAACCATGTGCTTCAGGGACTCAAAGGTGGAGACACGGATGGCCTCAGTTTCAATCTTGCGCTGGACGGAGCGTTCCATCTTGGCAAGCTTGGAGTCCACACTGGCCTTCATCGTTGGGTCCATCCCAAGCTTCTCCAGAGTGCTGGAGTCGATGTCCAAACGGAAACACGGTGTGTTCGTTGGGAGAAGCGCGAGGAGGAGTTTCGATGCCAAGTTGTTTACACCTCGGGCACCAATGGATTGGTAGGGGGTGTAGTACTTGGTGGCTTTTGAGTGGCCGAGGGGAGGAACGAGGGTGGGGATAGTGAGGTTAGATGCCTCAATGGCTCTCATCAGGAACGGCATGCGGTCCTGCTCGAGGGTCTTGTACAGAGCCCCCGCTGTTCCCAGTTCGGGGGTTGTATCAGCCATTCGATCCTTAAGTTGTTGGGATGTTCAGACCAGATGTGGTCGAGCCACCAGCCGGTGTCAGGACTTGGGTCTTGTCAATCCGAAGGGAACCTCGGCCACGGTTGGACACAAGTGCTTTGGTTGTTGAGCTACCGCTGTCTGCTGTCTCCAAGATTGCGGGTGGCGGAGGCGGTGCCTGGGCCGGTAGCGGTGGAGGGGCCGGAGGAGGCGAGGAGGAGCTAGGGAGGCACATGCTTAATCCTTGGTTTGTTTTGATGCCAGGACAGCTTGGAGCTTGAAGTGGTGGGCCAGAAAGTTGATCACTCGCTGGCCCCCAATCAGTACCCCCAACTCCTCTTGGGAGATGGGTGCGTCTGGAAGTTTGTTGGGGAAGGCCGTCTGGAGATATTCCAGAAGGTCCTTTTGGATGTATGGGACCATCTATAGGTTCTCCTAAGGTGTCCTGAAAGGATTTCAGTGGATGATTACGGGGTGTTCCATGCCAAGACGGGCCGTCAGCCCACGCTGAACACCCTCCAGAATGGCAACCCTTTGGGCCATCGTCAGGGTTTCCCCATCGATTAGCCGAGGAACCTGTGCCCGATCACACAGGGTATGGACCACGAGAATCTCATTGGTGACAAACAACATGGCCTCATCAGATACTTCAACCATTGGCTTTCTCCGGTGGCTTGTTCCCGTCATGCCAAAGCATGAACATAAGGCAGCACAGGGCATGGGCAAGGTGATGTTTGCCTGTCTCTTCGTCCAGCCGCTCTCCGTTACGCCACGCATCAACGTGCCGGTGGAGGGCGTTGTAGTACTTCTCTGGGTCCACATACATCCAGTTGTCTGGGGAGTACTTGGCGGCACCGAAGGTCAGCACATCAACCACCTGTGCCATGACCCCCTTTGGGACCAAGGACCAGTTGGGTTTCAGGGAGTCAAACTTGGTTCCAAGTCGGGCTGCTCTGTCCTTAAGGAACTCGGTCAGATCTGGCGGGGGTTTGGTTGTTACAACTATGCGGCGGGGGACACCGCCAGTGGGGACACCGTAGTTGGGTTCCATAAGATCACTTCTTTCTTGTTGAATGAATAGTCCGAGGCTCGGCAGATCCGTGCAACACGGGCCTGAACCAAGGCTTCCTCGGGGCCAAGCTTGGCTTTGGTAAATGCGGCAACTACGTTCGTCCACATATCTCCTTCTTGTTCGAGGATCTTCTTGGCAGCTACGGGGCCAACGCCTGGGCAACCCCTGTAGCCATCGGTGGTGTCACCAACGAGGGTCTGGTACATATGCCACCAATCAGCTTCGGCTTCAGAGATGTCGTAAAGAACATCCTTGCCAAAGTCGTAGAACTTTCCTGGGATGGTCTTGAAGTCCTTATCGATGGAGCAGATGATGGGAGTGGTGTACCGGCCACAGGTGGCGAGAATGCCGAGGCAGTCATCCCCTTCAAGGCCAGCCTTCAGGAACGATTCGTGGGTAGCCATCGCCCGTTCCCTGATCCAGCTGAGTAGCAGGGGCTTCCGCTTGTCAACCCTGTTCCCTTTGTAGGAGGGGAGGACGGAGTAGCGGAAGTTGTTCGGGCTGGTGAATGCAAGGATGTAGTCCTCTGCCTCAAGCTTCGTAAGGAGTGCCTTCAGCTTGTCTTCAAACATGCCAAGGACATCTTCTTCGTAGCTGTGTAGGGTCCACATGCCATCGCCCCAGTTCACGGGCTTCTCGCCTGCGGCTGCTGCTTGGTAGGCCAGAACGTCAGCATCGATGAGGGCTGTGGTCATGTGTTCTCCTTCAAAACCATTTCTTCCAGCACAGCATTCGCTGTAAGCAAATCGTCACTGACAAAAGTGGGCAGCGGGTTGTTTGTGCTGTATGCCCAAGACTCAAGCGCCGACAGCAGCTTGAGAATGCGTAGTGCGTCTAACTTGGTCATGCCCCCTCCGCCGCAGTGAGGATCTTTAGACCCTTGTGGGTCAATCGCCAGTGGTGTCCATACGAGATCCCACCAGTTGGCAGGGGGTAGCCTGTTGAGATAAGGCCAAGAGATGCCAGTCGGGCAACTGAGTAGGCATGTTCCCTACTGAAGTTCGACTGGAGACTCTTGGGGTGGATGAAGATCGACAGCATGATGTCAATTAGTGAGTCATTGCCCATGTGGTTCCTTGTTTTGCTTCACCGTTAAGACGGCAGCGGAAGTTGAATAGTTCACCGACCTGAGTCACTGAGTCCATCGCCACCTTGGCAACTTCGTAAGCGATCTCTGGGGTGCGGCATGCGATCTGGACCTCATCGTGGCTCCAAGCACACAGCGCGTAGTCGCCGTCCCAACCGTGCTTTAGGCCACGGGCATACAGTTCATCCTCTACCGTGACAACCCACTGCTTGCAGACAAGAGCACCAGCGGATTGCAGGAGGGTGTTTAGGGCAGCATGGGAGGAGCGGATGTGGATGCTTCGTCCATCCAAACCACGCAGGCATCCGTCTTGTTTGGCCTTGAGTTGGACTGCTTCCTTGAGGTACTTAAGAGCAGGCAGTCCCTTGAGGAACTTTGTCTTGAGCTTCTTTCCAGCCACAGCATCACCGCCAACTATCTGACCTACCTTTGCATCACCGGCCCCGTAGAGGAATCCGTAGATGAACGTCTTGGCATTCGCCCGTGTAGGCAGGCCAGCAGCCTTCTGGTTAACAGAGTGAATGTCTCCATTCAGGAGCGCTTCTCCGTAGGCCCCACTGTCCCATCGGGCCATGTAGTGAGCGAGACATCGCAGTTCAAGTCCAGATGCATCTGCTCCCACAAGCGTCCATCCCTGTGGGACACCAAAGAGCGCACGGCACTCCTCTCCGTACTCGGAGTTGCCGCTTGGGACTTGTGAAATGTTTGGGCGAGAGTGTGTAGCACGGCCAGTAACTGCGCCGTTTGGGTTGATTGAGCCATGAATCTTTCCTTTGTTTACTAATTTCATCCAGGCGTTATCACCCTCAGACAACTGTCCGAGGCGCTTGGAAACCATGAGGTATTCGGTGAGGAGGGGTGCTTCGGGATACGGGAGATCCTTCATCACCTCTTCGTCCACCTTTGGCTTGCCACCATCGGTGAACTCTTCTGGAACCCACCC